GGGTAACTCTCCCTCTTCCCCTTCCTCGCCATCGTCTCCTTCGTCCTCCAGATCCATTTCGAGTTGGTCATCATCTATATCTTCATCCTCAATTTCTTCTGCGCCATTATAAATTTGGTCTGCTAATTTAATTTTCTCTTGGTCAAGAACATCTTGTAGTTTAACTGACATCATGTCACTAAAAGTTTTATTTGCCTTGTTCCAGTCTTGATCTAATGCTTGTTGGATCATTGTTTGTGTATCTTCACTCATTTTCTTTTTCATCTCCTTGTACAGGTTTCAATTCAAATTTTTGTCCAGCTGCAGGGGAATTATCTGGTGCTTCCTGTTCTTCCTCACCATCATCTTCCCCTTCCATTTCTTTATTCATATTCTCAATATCTTCATCGGATAGATGCAGAACATTTTTCTGTACCCATTCCTTAGAAAAGTATTCTCCAACATAGTTAGAAACCCTGTCAAGACTTTCCAATCTGTTTTGAAATACTTCTGCATCACGTAGTTCTGTAAAGTGATTGTCTTTTACATAATCAACTGTGATATCATTCTTCCATGAATCCCAATCTTCTTCTGTACAAACACCTTTCATAACAAGTTGTTTCTTTAGGATTCCATAGAATAGATGAGAGAACCTCATTCTCAGTCTGTCAATAAACTTCTGAAACTTGAGTTCGTCTCTGTTAATTTCTGTAGATCTACCAAGAATACCTTGAACATTCTCTGTATCCAAACGAGACATTGGAACGTTTAGTGATCGATACATTCTCTTTTGGAAGTAGATAATATCTTCGATCTGTCCTAAGTTCTCACCGCCTGGTAATGTAGTAATCTCAGTACCGCGACCACCCTCACGTCTTGGTAACCAGAAGTCTTCAAGTAGTGATTGATGTTTACGATCATCACGGATCTCACCAGTCTTTGCATCGTACACAAGTTTGTTTCGGTAACGTGCCATGATATCTTTCATGTACTGTTCTGATTTACCTCTCGGTAAGTTACCGACATCTATGTAGAATATTCTACGTTCTGGTGCACGTGCAAGTCTGTATATGACCAACGCATCTTCCATCATCCTTAACTGGTTGATTGGTTTCAATGCTTTGTGCATATGCGAAACTATTTTCTTACGATCCTCTGTCAATAACCCAGATGTTACATATGACACAGAGTCATTTGTCATTTTGATACCACTGGTTGATGACCCAGGCTTCTCTTGATAGATAAAGAACTCTTCAGTCTTTTCTACAATCTTTGCTCCAGTTGCAGGATCTTTTTTGAATTTGACTTTCTTAACCTTACGCATTTTTGCGGAGTCAATAGGTCTTATTTCTTGTATACCTTCTTTAGGTTGAGACTCATTCAGTATTAGATGGTGGTATAAACGTCCGTCTACATACCAACGTCTGAATATATCATGACCCAGTTCTTTGAAGTTCAACATACCATAAATGTAATCAAATTCTTCTTTAATTAATTTTTTGATTTTGTCTGGTGCATCTACGTCATCCAGATTAATATCAAGTGTTTGTTCTAGTTCACTGCCAGTAATTGCTTCGTTGACAATATCCTCGATTGCGGCATCCACTTCTGGGTGCATCGCATTTCCACGATATTTCATTATTAATTGATAGTTGTCCTTTGAATCATCACCGTCTAGGTTTAGATACTGACCGTAGTGTGTACCAGAGGCAGTTGCATAACTACCACCCTCATCGTCCCTTGGGGGAACAATGGATGGAAGTTTCTCTTCATCTTTGTTTTTGGCACGTTTTATTTCGAAACCAAATAACTTTAAACCATTATTTTCTGCCATTGTAGTCCTCAGATAAAATAATAGGGCGGCAGTATTACCGCCCTATCTGTTATTTAGTTAACTAGTAGTATTACTTTCCCAGTACTGGTATACCCAAGTACATGTAAATCTTTCGATGTTGTCATTGTCACCGAATGATAATGGGATAGGTGCGAGATCCTGTGGATATGCACCTCTGAAGTTATACGTCTTGATTACGTCACCTTCACGATCCAACTGTTCAACTTTAAGATCTGCTTCGTATGCAACTGGAACCGCAAGACCAGTATTGGCATTGTGTCCGTTGATACCATTCATCCAACGTTCTAGTGCGTCACGGATTGCAAAGTCTGTATCGTTGATTATAGTTGTTGTCCATTCTGCAAATGTACGATCCCCTGCCATCTTTAATTGACGACCTCGGAAAGGTACTAGTATTTGACCGAATGTTGAGCCAGGCAGCTCTGCAGCTTCAACTAAGAAAGATGTCAGTTCTGGGTTACCGTCTGCAAATGCAGGATAGTTAATGGTAACTTGGAAGAGATTAGGACGTGCGCCCCCACCTCTTAGTTTTGCTTTAAAATCGTCTACTCCTAAAATTGCCATTGTCTACCTCCTTACACCGTTCCTACGACTTCTTCGAAGTCAACGCCTGTACGAACAGCAACAAAGTTCAGAGTGACGTAGTTGATAGAACGTGCAGGTTTAATGAAGATATTTGCAATAAACTCGTTACGATCAATCACGGCTCCAGTGTTGTTGGTTTCATCACAGACCACTTTAAAGTCTGTAATACCCCTACGACCTTTCACCTCACGTAGTACTGGTTCTACTATGTTGACAAACTCTGCACGAGTAAACTCATCGTTGAACTCGAACATAACTTGTTCTGCCGCCTTACCAATCGCACGTTCTAGAACTAAGAATAGTCTTCGGACGTTGATCCTGTCGAATGCAGATGGGCGACCAAGTTTAGTTTTGTCACCGAACAACAGTACACCTTGGCCTGGGATGTTTGCAATGGGGTTGACCCCTGCTTTGTATAGTGTATCCCTTTGTGCCTTTGTAGGTGACCAAGTAATTGCAGTAATACCTAGATATCCACCACGTCTTGAACCTGCAGGAGAGAACCATGGTGCGCGATTTAAATCTGTCGCGGCCATAATACCTGCAGTAGATGATGAGGCAGGGATCTGAATAAACTGATCGTTATACTTGTCGTACACTTTCAAGAAGTTACCATCCATTACTAGGTATGATGAACTTGTGAAAGTATCGGCGGTTGTAGTGATATTGCTTGTTATTGTTGCAGTATTAGTCAAATTAATTACGTCTGACCTTGCAGGTGAAGCACAGACTACGCAGTCTTTACGTAGACTTGATGCCGTTGCAATCAAATCATTCACAACAGTTGTCTGATCTGCACGACTGTTCATCGATGGAGCAACTAAAAAGTCAACTTCTACGATGTCCTTATCTTCGAATAGATCAAAACCTGCTAACACTTCAGATGTTCCTAATGCACCTGAGTTTGCACCTTTTGTGAATGTGTGATCTGTTGATGCAGTTAAGCCTGGTGAGAAGTTGTCACCAGAATCTGCAGTAGTACCTGCACCTGCGCCAGCATAGTCTGAGTCGAATCCAACCATGTGGATGTATTCGGATCTCGCATTGACTATGTCTTTTGCATAGTTAGTAGTACCATCAGCATTTTTTGCATCACTTGCAATTGAAACAAAGGGGTATCTTTCTAGTACTGTACCTTTTGTTCCTGTTAGTTCGCCACCATTATCTACAACTACAACGTGTATTTCATCATTAGTTGCATTCTTATTAGATGCATAATCTGATGTGCCAGGCGCGGCATCAAAGTCATCTTTGTATGACCATGCATTGAATGCAGTGCTATTAGGTGGACATATTGATACTTGAATTGAGTTACCTAGTTCGCCTGGGTAACGTGCAATCAAAGTGTGTGAATCTGAATCCAGAGCGCTCTGTTGTGCCGCAAAATCATCATCATTCTTTACTAATTCCATAGGTAAGGAACCATCATTATCTGTACCCAACTGTCCTGTAGTAGAACGAGCATTTTGTGCAGATGATGTTACCTCACGTACAACTTGTAAAGAACCTGAGTAACGTAAAAAGTAAGATGCGCTATGGAAGTCTATGGTATTTGCTGAGTCTGGAGATGCAAAAGTGTTGACAAGAGATGTCTCATTGTCTATCAATACTCTTTGCTCTGCAGGCCCCCAGCGAAAGTTCCCAACAACTGCGCCTGTAGTTGACTGTACGTTTGGAACGCCACCAGTCAGATCTATTTCTTTGACGACAACAGCTGGAGAAGCAGACGGTGTTGAAAGTGCCATTTTATCTTCCTCTGTTAAAAATTATATGAACCATGATACGATTAGTCAACATACCATTATTTATAATTTAATTACTTTACAGTGGTATGTCATCGGCATCCCACACAAATCGTTCAGTTTCATCTACTTTTACCCTCCAAGGATCTTCTTGGTTCTCTATTTGTTGTATCGCCGCAGATCCATCATCAATAAACCCAAAAGGAACCACGTCATTCTCTATCTCTTTCATCTTTTGTTCAAACATCATTTGTTTTAGATTAATGTCTGTCATATCAGAAAAGTACTGTGTAGATACAAAATACCCAAACAAAACTAGATTCATCATCAAATCATCATGATTACCTTCAGAGGCCTCGTATGATTGTCCTTTTGCCTCAAAGGTTGAGATCTCTAATATAGTATTATCATCGTTAATTGTCAAGCGGTTTGTTTCTAAAATATCTTTTATTGCAGAACAACCTAGACGTTTAGTCTTACGATTGATCTCTATTCCTATTGCATTTGCTTTTACTGAGGATTCTACGTGCATATTCTCATATTCTAAATCATGATATAATCCATTACATACTACCGTTCCTTGGTCATTTGACTCCACAACAACATATGCATCATTGTAGGGTTTCGCATATTTATAAATAATATTCGGGAAGAGCAATGGCGAGATAGTGTTGTTGCGATATACAGCAACCTGTGCAAACGG